ATTAACAAATTGCGTTATATCCATAACTATATCCTCATTACCTTTGTCTAAATGTAATGTCGTTATTGGTGTGCTGTTAACACTTATAACACCTGGTGTATCGAACTTATTAACAGTGGTTCTGTTAAACCAATTTGACGGTTCTTGTATAAAATCTCTATTTTGTTCGAAATTATTCAATGATTCTATGAAGTCGTACCCTGTTCCTTCGTCCCAGAATTCGTTTACGGGGTGTAATTCTAAGTCTATAGAGTTTGGTCTATAGCTTTCCCCTAACATTAGGTTGTTATTAACCCCTAGAAAGTCTTTTATATCGAAGCTGGACGTATTCTTTATTTTTAATGTATGTGTAACACCCATCTCTGGGTTTATGATTTTATCGTTAATCATAGATTTTATCTCGTCAAAAGAACAGTAGAATAAGAATCTACTAGTTTCCCCACCGAAATATAGTTCGGATACTTGGTTCCTACCAGTATTTATATTACTGTCTTTAACGACTGTGTTGTTTTTATCGAAGTATGTTCTGTAGATCCCCATGGTTATAAATATTTTAGTTTATACGTAAGTTATGATTAATTATCTTAGTTGGTTGATTTAATTTATTTCCGTTTATCTCTTGATTCAGTTCACTAGTTAAATTTGATAGTAATTTTCTGGCGTCAACGTTAATAGAATCTTCTACCTGACCAATTGAATGACCGTGTGTTAATACTATACTAATTAACCTATTTATTAGCTCTAACATTTTTTCTCCTCTGACCCATCCGTAAGTATTATAGTCCCTAGAACCATCGTTTGATATACCAGATAGAAACTTAGATACAGTATCATTATTCATACCTTTATCACTACTATCTAAATAGTTTGGTGAATTTAGACTACTTAACAATAAGAATTTATCTGCGTACATTACTTGTGTCGTTACACTTTTGTCAATTACTTCCTCTTCCACCGATTTAATAGTGGTAGTTTGTGGTGGTTGTAGGTTTTGGGTACCAGTGAATCTACCTTCACCATACTTCCTTATTTTACGTATAAAATTATTAAACTCACTAAACCTAACGTAGTCAAGTGACAACGTATCCGATGGTTGTGTGTTAGGTATTAACAACTCTTTTTGTAATTGTGAACTCGGTTTCGAATATAGATCTGTGGCTAATGGTGATATTCTAATGACAGCGTTATTTAAATCGGTGACGATGTCTAGCGTACTATTCACCCCACCACCATTATTAGGCATTGCGCTAATTTTGTTTATTAACCTTATATTACCGTTAGCTTCAATTAACTGATTGTTGTTTGGTGTGTCTGGGTTAAAGTATTTTATTTTTTTAGTTTTGTAAGCTGATAATATTTCTTCGATGGTTTTATCCATCGCCTCAACCTCATTGAAGTCTAGTACGTGTCTTACCGTGTATTGNTTTCGCGAATTACCTGATAAGTAGTTAGCATGCTTATTATACTTATTTTTAGTTAAACCCTTTTTATTATCATTATCAACGATCGTATTTATAGTGTTGTATATCGATATAACACATTGTATATTTTTATCAGTTAAAGAGTTTTTCTTAGAGTAATTAAACTCTAATTCTATCATATAATCTAAAAACACATCTTTAACTTTAGTTACTGTTTTAGTAACCTCTTTATAATCTAAACTTTTATTTAATTTAGATATTTGGAATATAGGGTATTGTGTTTTTTTAGTCTTATTATTAATATGATCTAATCTAATTAAAGCTCTATTACCACCTAAACTTATCTGCTCATTATTGAAACCTGATATGTTGGTATCCGAAACTCTATTAGCTATATTGCTTGGTACTTCTGATCTATTCTCAGTTAATCTGTCTCTATAGATGGTTTTTAAATCAGTGGGTGTACTAGTTATTGGTCCAACGTATAATTTTTTGTTATCAGAATCAGTTATAAGTCTAACCACCTGACCAACTAAAGGTATCACATTTAAATTATGNGGTAAAAATGGTTCNGCTACGTCTTCATCTGGTAGATTATTAGTATCAACACCNTCGGACCATATAGTGTACTTTGTGTTNTTATCACTATTTGAGTCAACGTATTCTTTTATACCGTTAACGGATAAGTAATTTTTATACGCATTATAATTAACAACCCTAATCCTACCGTAGTTATTTGGGTCATTATTATCTATACATATACCTAATGTGTAATCAGTATTCATTATCCTTTAATTTTTAATCTGTTCTGNAATTCGTTGAGGACTTTACTGTGTGTAGACTCAAGCTCTTCTAGTGTAGTCGTTAACCTTATAAGGGTGTCTTTAACACCATCAAAATCGTTTTTAAGTGCTATTAATGTTGTGGCTAAATCTTTATTAGATTTCTTATCAACATTATCGAATATCTCTTTTAATTTAGGGTTATTCATATCTATTGTATTTGGCCAAACCCTGTAGTTAACCCAGCACCTACTGTCGTTACCTCTACTTTAGCGTTTGTTTTTATATTACTCACCATTAATTTTACTGTCTCTTCTAAAGCTATCATTAGGTGATTTGGTGTCCCATCTGGGAATGTTGCGGCGGTTTCTATACCCTTTTCACTTAAATTAGCCTTTAAATCATTAAGCATTGATACTTGATTTAACCCTGGTTTAAGTCCTCCACCTAGTAATACTAGTGGTGGTGGTATTGGTGGCATTGGTACCACATTTAATAATTTTAGTAACCTTAATATTTGTTCTATTATAGATTGACANCCTTTTATCTTAAAACCCTTTAAAGCTTTTAATAAAGATAATAAACTACCTAATGACGCTGCGTAATCTAAACCTCTTTGTTTTAAGAAATCAGCACTTATTTTCTTAGCTAAACCTATTAAATCCTTTTTAATTAGATTAAATATATTTTGTACTAATAAGTCTGTGACTGAGTTACCTATTTTCTGTATAACTGGTTTTATAAAATCGACAGAACTTTCAGGTGTTTTTTTCTGATCGTCACCCTTTAATACTAGAAATAGTTTTGGTATTACCATAACTTTGGGTGTAACGACCATCTGCATGATTGAGTAAGGTATGGCTTTAAGTATACCTAACTGAACTTCGGCATTTATGTTAGGTAGGTTTATTACTGCGGAAGTTTCACCTTCGTTAACAACTTTATTTATACCGTTATTTAAACTTTTATCTAAAATACTTGCGGCTTCATCTAGGTTAGGTATTAGTTTAGAATTATCTATTATACCACTATTTTCTGGGCTAACTATTTCGTTAGGGTTGTCACCAGGAAACAATAATTTGTTTGGTTGACTATTGGCGAATAATTCTTCTATAGAATTAAGTATATCATCTGGGTTTATAGTTACGTCTAGATTACCACATGATGAGAACCTTAAGAACCCTTTAGATCTTAATTCTGATATATCTTCTATCTCATCTAACTCTTTGTTNTTAAAATTAAATACGTTATCAAAGTCCGCGTTTGAATCCGTNACACCACTACCTTCACCGTTTTTTTGTGCTTGGTTAGCACTGTACTCGTCATTTAAGAAACTTTTGTTTGTTGAATCTGGCTTGGTAGTGTCCTCATCTTCATTACAAAACCCAAACATTTTTTTCAAACCTTTGGTTAATCCACTTTGTTTAAGCACTATTGTTTTACTCAATTGACCTTTTATTGATAACGCACCTGTTAATGTGTCGGTTAGTATAGCCATGAAGTTAGGGAAGTTAAATACTGGTATTACTATATCAATATAATCGTCCAAAAAATCACTGAATAATTTTTTTGAATATGATGGTCCGAATTGGAATACATATGTTGAACTATCTTTAGCGTGTAAGGTAAATAAAACTTTACCTTCTTTTTCTAAAACTAGCGGAGATGATTTTGTAGCGTTTTGAGCCTTGTTAAAGAAGTAATTCACATGCCTTTTTANGTCATTACCTTCGTACATTAGTTTACCTGTACGACTATCTGGATCTATATTTAATAAACCATAGCCGTCTATCTCAGATTTAGACATTTCTATACCAGTAACTGATAAAGTTGTGTATTTTTCTGGTATTATTAAGTTTTCGTCGCAACCAAATTTAGCTATAAAAGAATCTTTTATAACTTTATTTATCGAATCAAACTTCTTTAGTTCAGATAAACTACCTTTTAATATTAAACTTTTAAACTCTTTTTGACCTCTAGTTGACTTAACTAATTCAACCAAAAAATCAATAAACTCTAATTTATTGATTTTCTTTTGTGAGTCAGTAATAAACCCTTTCTGTGTATTTGATGTAGTTAATGATCTATATCTTGAAAATATTTCGCTTTGTGAACTCATACCTATTCATATTTTTTTTCGTTTCCGTTTGAGTTATCCTTAGATTGGTTTTTAAGGAATTCTTCGGCCCACTTTCGATCATCTTCAGTTATAGTCATATTTGAACCAGCACCTTCAATTGGTTTACCAGATTTATACAGTATATCACCTTGTATTTTAATTAACCTAATCTTTTTTTCTATCGAAGAGTCAATTATTTTAAGTAAATCGTTAGTTATTTTACCAACTAAAGCTATATCTGAATTTTCTTGTATGTCTTTACTAAACTTTTTATATGCAGATAACGCCCTGCTTCTTTCGTCAACTATCTCATTATAAGTTTCTTGCATTAGTTCCCTCATGCTTTCTTCAGTAACTTCTACCTTTTTTTTCTTTATTGCCATAATAATATTATTTTATAATAAATATCAGTCATCTAGATAATCGTTCTTAAACATTTTATATAATGATTTAAACCTTTTCATACTATTCCTTATTTCTTTAGTGTTTAAACCTGTCATATTTCTTATGTAAAGTAGAATTAAGTTTTTGTTGAATTTAGTTGAATTTTTACCATCGCTTACATCTGAGAATAATTCCCTCCACTCTTCTAATATTTTGGCTAGTGCGTAACCAACCTTAAACTCATTGTCGGATAGGTTATCATTCTTCAAATCTTCTCTAACACTTATAGCTAAATTTTCTAAGAAAAGTGTAAAGTCTATATCTTCAGTGTCTATATAGTAAGTGTACCCATCTCTTTTTAATACATCACTCTGACTTTTATCAATATCTACTAATGATGTATTCCTTTTGTGCTCCTTGACCATTTCACCAAAGAGATAATTTTTACATATAGTACCGAAATACGAGTACGATTTTTTACCTTTTTCTGGTTTGAATTTGTCGAATTTAGTTATTAGAAACGATAATGTATCAGAATGTAGATCTTCGAACTCATAAGATGGTCTGTAAAGTCTATACGTTCTTATTATGTTTTCTATTAACTTATCTATAGGGGCTCTTAATTCTTCCCTATAGATTTTTTGGCGTTCGTAGTCAGACTCAGCTTCTAAAAACCTAACAACAGCTTCTTCTTGCTCTGGACCATAGTAGGTTTTATTTTTTTTCTTCCTACCCATTAATCAACTGTTTCTACATCCTCATATTTTATATTTCTATCATCATTAAACAAATACTCTTTCTTAGCAGTTTCCATCCAGAATAAACCCTCATTTGGTTCGATCTTATATTCTAAGGCTTCACTATTTTTGTACAACCAGAATAAAGAGTTATCTCTCATGTTTACGTGTTTGTAAGCTATCTTAGGGATGACCATTGATTTATGACCATTACTATGGAATCTTAATAGGAATTCATAATTAAATGTTAGTTTAATTTGTTTTAAACCACCTATATTATTAAACACTTCAGTTTTTATAACCATACCACATAAACTGATGTTAGGGTATTCAAGTAGTACTTCTAGATCAATATTACCAACTGTTTCAGTAAAGTTGTACGCCCATACAGCTTCGTTCGATAACCCAATGAAATTACCTTCTTGGTCAACATCATTTACGATGGGTAAGAATAAATCTACTTCAGGGTAAGACTCTATGTGGTCGTTAACGTTTTTAAACCAAGTTTTAGATAATTCATCATCAAACTCTAGGACACTCATAAATTCAGTGTTAACCTCTTTAGCAGCGAAGTTTATCTGACTTTGGTAATCAGTTTCACCAGTGTTAACTATAACTTCTATGTCTAGTCCATCGTATTTACCAAAATCTACTGATTCTACCTTTTCTTTGACATCGGAACAATCACATATGACTACTAGTACCTTTTCTGGTTTAGTTTCATTTATGTTAATGGATGATAGTGCTATATCGAACATATCATCAAACTTATGTTTACCCGCATCTTCTACTGAATGTACTGGTACTATAATTGTTAAATTACTTTTGCTCATCTTCTTGTAATGTTTCTTTAATATTCTCTTTTATTTTTTCTAATTTACTCACTTTCTTATCGAATAAGTGTTCAAATACCTCTACAGTATTTTTTTCGAAATTATCTTCCGAGTACCTGTCCTTAATAGTTTCCTTAACATTAGTTAAGTTATCAGGTAGCGTGTCGTCTAACCAATTTTTTATAAAACTAGATAATATTTCAGGTATTTGGTTCTCATCGTACATCCATACACCGTTATCGTCAGTCATCCATTCTGGGATAATATTAGGTACTTTACCTATAACGGGTACGTTAGATTTGATTGATTCTACTGGGAATCTACCGAATGACGAGTCATCGTCTATCCAGACTGATACAGCACATTCTTTTAAGTTTGAAGCGAAATCGTCGTGATTCATTGTGTGCATATCTTTAAATGAAACGAATCTATAGATAGGATATTTCATGTAAAAAGCCTTTATCAATTTAGCTGCTTTTCTGGCTTCACGACAATGTATCGCAATAATAGGTTTTTGTGGTTTTTCGCTAGGTTTGAAGCTACCACCTATTTTAGGTTCTATGAATTGTACGTCTTTTACTGGTACAGTACCTTCAATCATATCCTTGAGAGTGTTTGATGTTGTTATACATTCTTCGGCACCAGAATCAAGCCAAGATTTACCAGGTGAGAATGCCTCTAACATATAATCGTAAGATTGTACATAGATTATTTTCTCCATAGGCATGTTAACTATCTGCTCAAAAACGCTTCCGTACACTTCTGGTACTACTATAAAGTCTGAAGGACCTACAACTAAGTTATTATCTTCAATAGACATGTGTTCTATCTCGTCACATTCTGTTGATAACCAACTACCCACTTTTATAAAGTCGTTTTTTTCGTGTAACATTGCTACATTATACCCAGCGTTTTTTAAAGCTAATGCTTGGTCGTACAGGTGAATAACACTTGATTTACCGTTACCTTTAGTGTCTGGTACCATAAATATTATTTTATGTTCTTTATTTTGAATCTTAGCTATAGCAGATTCTAGGTTACTAACCAATTCTTTACCTTTTTCCATTATTTTCTTTTTTTAATTTTCTTAGGAGTTTAAATAATTCCTTTGTGTTAATTATAGCATAATCGGATTTAATGTCAATATTAAAATCGTTTATATGTTTTATCGATATTTTACCTTTTGGTTTAGATTTTAGTAGCTTGGGATTGTCTGTAACGATTACGTCACAGTGCGTCCAGAAGTCTTTCCATTTTTTAGGGAAAATAACTTGTTCTAGATTGTAATAATTCTTACTTAGGAAGAAAAGCGTCGCCGCTTTTGACCTCTGACTTTCGTTATTAAGTAATACTATTTTGATCCTGTTTTTATTGGAGAAATCTGATATATTTTTAATGATACCTTGTTCCGTTTCATCAGTTCTGCCGAATATTTCAAAAGAAGCTTCGTCATACATGAATTTATCTAAATTAAACCCGTTATCTTTAGCGTTTTCAGGGAATTCAATCTCTTTACCATCATCCTTAAATTCTGGTGATTCAATAACAGGATCAATATCAGGGAAATGTTCTGATAACTTAAATGGGTTTATAGGACCCTCTACCTCTTTCTCAAACTCAAATTCGTAAAGGTCTTTCAATTTTGATACGTGGTCACGTAAAATATTGTTTATTGTTATACCAATTATCATGTTCTATTTTTTATTAAAATTAGTAGATAATTGGTATAAAATAAAGTCTACATCTATTTTTCTCTAAATATTTGTTCTATTTTTTTAATCAACGGGTTTCTGACTACGTCACTGTCAGTAAGTACGACAGTACCCACCTCTTCAAAATCAGAAAACTTTTCGATTATAAAGTGTAAGGAACTCTGACCCTTTCTCTTCATGTCTACTTGATTCTCATCACCTAAAAATATCATTTTAGAGTTCTCACCCAATCTTGTCATTATGGTTCTTATGTTATCTATAGAGATATTTTGAGCCTCGTCTATGATTACTATNGAGTTATCTATATTTATACCCCTCATGTACGCTATAGGCATTTCTTCTATCATNCCCGCTTCTCTAAGGGTTTGAGTATTATATTTACCGACTATCTTTTCGAAGTTATGCATAAAAGAGTACATAAAAGGTTCCATCTTTTCTTTCATAGTACCTTTTAAAAAGCCTATCTCTTCATCTTTTAATGTTGTAACCGACTTAACTATAACTATTTTTCGATATCTGCCATCATTTTTTATTAAATCTAGTGCGACTGCACAGGACAAGTAAGTTTTACCTGTACCTGGTAATCCAGAGCATATAACCATCTCTTTATCCTTTATTTCTTTAACTAGTTTTTTCTGGTTAACCGTTTTACACTTTATATCAACCTTAATTCTTTTTAAAAAATCGTTCCCTTGATGATCATTACTCATTGATTCTAGGATATCCTGCTGTTCTTCGTATGATAATTTTTTTCTAGCTTTTCTAGCCATATGTATGTTTTGTATTAAAAGTAATCTTCACTGTTTATATTCTTATCGTCGATAAAAATATCGTAAGGAGGTTTGCCGAATTTCAATTCATGGTGTTTGACTCCCCATTCCTTAAATTGCTTCTTGGTTAGTTCCGAATGATCTATACCTGTTACGGAACCCCTTGCCGTCCAATAAACAATAGTGTTCCCTTCGTCGTATAATTTATTTATCTTTTTGATTCTGTCCATCATTGGGGTACTGGTTGTATAGTCGGTACTCCCTGTTTTAAATATAGTATTATCTATATCAACATATATTAACATATAAATTAATTTTATTTCCTTAAACTCTTCATTTTAGATAGTTCACCACCAAATAATTCTCTAGGACCTTCTGGTATTGATAATGATTCTTCTATATCTCTAATACCTTTAACTAATTTAAATAAACCAGATGGTTCAATTGAAGCTGAATGATCGGATCCCCACATACCCCTGTCTAGTGTTATGTGGCGTTCTACCCATTTTACGCCCATTGGTATAGCAGCGAAAGTGGTTACTAGCCCGTACTCATGTCCGCTATAACCTATTTCTTTTTCAGCGTAGTGGTTTTTTAACCATGTTATGTAATTTAAATTTAATTCGTTTACTGGACATGGATATGTTGAGTTTGTGTGCATTATAACGTCTGGGTTACACGCATCTATACATAAAGTAACCTCATCTTCATTACTCATACCTGTTGATATCATTAAGTAATCGGCCTTTTCTCTAGCATACTCACATAATTCAATATCGGTTATCAACGCCGATGGTATTTTCATAGCTACTCCTAGGTCACTTTCGTACTTCATCATAAAATCTACAGATGTTTTATCCCAAACGGATGCGAACCAGTTAATACCAATCTCTTTACAAAACCTATCTATTTCATCGTACTCAGCTTCACCGAACTCAGTTTTCCATTTATATTCTAAGTAAGTTATCTCACCCCAAGGAGTTTGTCTCATCTTACCTTTCTGTTCCTCTGGAACACATATGTCTGGGTTTCTTTTTTGAAACTTAACATAATCACAACCAGCAGCTTTAGCTACTAATATTAATTGTTTTGCTATAGCTATATCCCCGTTATGGTTGATACCTATTTCACCTATAATCTTTGTCTTACTATTCATAATTTACTTTTGTTTATAATATTTTTTATTTAACATAATATAGTCATTCTGTTTGACGTTAATTGCTGTTGATTTAAATATAGGAAAAAATCCTTTACTGTAAAGGTATTCCATAACTTTAGGTTCTAAAGTTTGTCCTGTGAAATATTCAACCTCCTCAGTTTCAATTTGTAGTATTTTTATATCCTCTAAAATACCACCAAAACTTTTTAAGGCTTCTAATGTAGCTCCTTCAACATCTATTTTAACGAGGTCGGGTATATCTAAGGATTTTTCTGTTATGTACGTGTCCATCCTTTTACATTTTAACTCAACTAACCGTTCTTTAGTTTTTGATAAATTTTGTTCAAAAATACTATGTATACCATTTTGTTCTTTTTCGTAAAAATGTGTTACCCCATCGTAATCTCTTATTACGAAATTTTCAAAACTAACTTTTTCGGTATCTTTACCTAGTAGGAATTTTTTGTAATTGTTGGGTAAACCTTCGAACCCTATAACTTTAGCGTCAAATAATTCTGATAGAAGGAAGCTGTCAACTCCGTTTAAACACCCTACGTCATAAATTAATTTTATTTTTGATATATCCAAATTTTCATTTAGTACATCTTTCATTGTTTCCATGTTTAATCTAGCCATTTTTCGTATATTTTAATGTATTCATTTGCGATAGTTTCTGGGTCCCAATGGTTCTCCATCCATAATCTACTTTCGTAACCTTTATCAATTATTTTATTTAAACCAGATTCTATTAAATTAATTAATTCTATTTCTAAGTTTTGGTGATACGTGTTAATAAAAGGGTTTGTTTTAGCGTTTGACGACCTTAGTAAAACTTCTTCTACTTCCTTACTAACAGAACATATGGTTGTTATACCCATGGCCATTGATTCGAGGCCTGATCTGTGATACGAATCGGTCTTAACTTCATCTATAAATATATTACACTCAGATTTTCTTTTGAGACATTCTTCTAGTGGCACCCCAGTAATCACCTCTATCTCCACTTTATCTTTATATATTTTTTTTATTTTATTTAGGATTGGTATAGTTTCTTTGTAACCCTTATCAGCCCATTTAGACGAGGGTGTTGTTGAAGATGGTGAATATCCTATTCTAATTACTTTGTTTTGATATTTGGGGATGTATTTAACATCAAATAAATCTACTGGGTTTCTTACCACTCTACAATGTCTATATTCGGGTAAGGTGGCATGATATTGGGCTATTACTAGTTTTGGTATATCAACATTTAATTCAACTCTAAAAGGTTCACTGTGGTATTGTATAATACTTTTCTTGGTAGTATAGAACTTCTTGTTGTGTTGGTGTACTATATCTGAATTAGGTATAATTAATTTACCTGGGTAAGAATAACCAACAACATATGATTTATGTTCGGTATATTTGTTTATAACCTCACTTATAGCTTCTGGTGCCTCGGCTATGTTGGTGTGTTTAGTATGTGTTACTATCATAAAAAGTTATTATATTATTTTTTTTATCATACTCAAAAGCCATACTCATTATTTCTAATTTCTCTTTCTTATAATTATGTACTTTAGATATCTCGTACTCTAAACCTTTATCTGTCCTTAATAAACTATTTTCACCACCGTCATAGAAGTTAAATCCTATTAGGTCTATCTTTTTAAACCCACCTAGGTGTAATAATAACTTTAGCATGGTATACCCGCTAGTGCTTGGTTGTTCGTCTGTTTTCATACTATTATGATCATTATGGTGGTTATACTTAAGTATTAACCCCTGATGAACCTTGTTTAAACCTTTAACCTTATTGATCCAGTTAGTGAGGTTATTTGATATGATAAATCTTATAGGTACGTATTTATCTAGATTTTCGTCTTGTAGGTATACGCTAACATGTATTGTAGTTTTAGACCCAGTATATACTTCGTTTAATTTAAATGAGTTGAATCTTACGACAATATCATTAGAGTCAATAATATCACCATTTTCTTTTTTAAGTAAGTCTGATGAGTTAGCAACTAATATTATAGTCTTATTTTTTATCATCCTCTTTAAATTATCTAAAGATAATAAAGAGCGTTTTTTTAAAAATTGGTTTAATAATCTGTCAATGGTTTCGTCATATAATTCTTGATTAGACTTATCATTGTTTTTTGTTTTAGTTCCTTTAATAGTGGTGAGTGTAGGTTCAGAAACATTTTTTTGTTCTGTTTTTACAACCCCTTTCTTTAAGTCAACATTTTTTTGTTCTGTTTTTACAACCCCTTTCTTTAAGTCAACATTTTTAGTTTTATTCACTTTAAGACCTTTTTTAGGGTTGTTAGCTGTTACTATTTCAACCACGTTTTCTAAGACCTCATCGACCTGAGAATTAATTTTAATTCTTTGTTTCTGGTTACTCTTAGTAACTATTGATTTACCCTTATTTTTTTTCTTTGCGAAGTAACCCATCAAAATCTTTTTTAGTGTCAACGTCTATAACATCGTATATTTTAAAGAAATATGTATCATCATTATATAAATTATTGTTTAGTTTACCTAATTCACTAACCTTAAATATAGATATGTAATGAGATATTTCAAATATTTCTGGGTAGTCTTGTCTCCTGTATAGATTATGTTTAACTAACTGTCTACCTTTGTTGTTACCTGCGTTTAACATATATAAATATGGGTGTACACCTTTAAAATCCTTTTTACACAACAAACTTTTTTCTTTATTATCTAAAAATAATTTATAGACATTTTTAACCTCTTTAAAAGTTCTTTCTGGGTAAGTTAGGTATAGCATTATAACCACATCGTCGTAATTTAAATCACCGTTTTTAACTAGGTATTCAATGACTTCTTTTGTGCTGGTTGTGTCAATGGCTAACTCATCTGGTCTAATAGAAACTTTTAAACCCATTAATTCACATTTTTCGATCAATACTTCATCATCTGTTGATACAATTATGTATTTGTGGTATTTTTTAGGTATACTATCAACTGTTTCGTTAAAAAGTAACCTATTTTTAAAAGGTAAGCCTTTTGAGTTTCTTCTGGCTGGTATTAATATTTTAAGTTTATCCATTATATAATAATTTAACTTCACCTTTATTAATGAGATTGTTGACCAAAGCCTTTTCTAAGTCTGGTCTATGACCTATCATTTTATTATCGTCTTTATAGTAATGAACTCCATTCTCAAAGAAATCAAAACCATGTATTTTGACATTATAACCTTTTTCTATAAAATAGTATATCATCACTAATCCAGTAGTGGCCCATAGGTTACCAGCGTCTAACAATTTATTTACCTTGTTGTAGAATTTTACAGGGATCACATTAAACCCATCATTAACTAAAATCTTCTTCTCTTCTTCGGTACATCTTATGATGTTTGGGTAAACGTAGAATTTACTTTTGAAGTTTTTGGTTATATGTTTAGATGACATTTTAGTCTTGACCCATACGTCTGTTTTGGTACCAACGTGTTTTTCGTAACCTTTTGTCTCGAAGTCATTGAACCTAATAACTGTTTCATGAGAGTCTATTAGTTCACCCAATTCTTTATCTAAACAAGACGGACCATTACCTATCAATAAAACTTCTTTCATATAACTTTTTTACTTTTATGAGAATCTTTAGTGAAGTCTGTGATATGTTTCTCTCTATCGAAATCGTATTGGTAACCCAGGGATCTATCCCTGTTAAACTTACTTAACCTTTTATGGTAACTACCCATTTTATCTAGAAAGTATTTTAACCCTATTTTTTTATAATGTAATAGTTTAACATCACCATCGAAATACTTTACATTACCAGAGGGGTTAGCGACATGACAGCCGAAATTATAATTAATCTCCTTTATCTCACTTGGCTTGAACATACATAGTTTGTCAAAATGATTGTGTCTTATACCGTATTTAACGTCACTTAATAAATCAACACTTTTAGTGATGTCGAAATCCTCTATTATCATATCATAACCCACTGGTTTTATTATAGTAGCACTACTATCGTTAAAGTTTCGTATTAAAGTTCCTATGTTTTCGGTATATAGAAACTCGTCCATATCACAAACTATTACAATGTCCGCTCTACCTATCGAATTTTTCCATAAATTATTTTTTATCTGTAGGTAGGCATCGTCGCGTATTTCACCACCAGTATCGTAACTAATGATAGTTACTTTAGGGTGTTCAGTTAATATCTTAACACTATTGTCATTAGATTTGTTATCGTAAACTATGATTCTATCAACCCAGTTTTCGTAGTGTTTTAAAAATGAAGGGATTATCTTTTCTTCGTTCCAACATAGTACGTGTAAGTCTACTTTTGGTAATGATTTATCGAATACTATATGTGAGGTGTTTTTATTTAGGTTTATTGGTATGTTTTTAGAATTTCTGGTCTCAAAGATTAATTTATTCTCCTCCCATTGTTTGTTAGTACCACCAACCGATTTATGTATCAATTTAATATTAGACATTAAACCTATTTTAGCCCCATTTATATGATTATCAAAACAAAATGATATGTCATAGAAATGGAACCCTTTATACGATTCATCGAATTTACTTATTAACCTAGTCCTATCTACCGCTAAAAATAAACCATCCAGAACAACCATCTCTTTTAGTTCATTACCGTAACTTTTAGAGAATTTATTCTCCCATACTTTATTACCGTCGGTGTGTTTAACGGTTCCGTGCATAGCGTTCCTTATCTCCCACCACATACCACTGATCATGTGATTCGTGCCAGCAACACCTAGTATGGAATATTCTTCATTTTTATCAAAATGTTTTATTAACTTATTACCCCAATTTTTTGTTTCAAAAATTATATCATCATGACAAAAAACCACTATATCACTAGACGCTTCTTTTAACCCTTTGTTGTATATTTCAGTTAATGAGTATTCTCCGTTATTTAGGTACGGTAATACTTCAACACCTTTATGTAGACATGTTTTTTTTACGTGTTCAACAAATGAATCGTCTATAGCTCTGGTTGAGAAAACGACACTGATCTTAATGTTAGTCTTCATCTTTTTCTTCTATTAATTCTCGTACCGTATCATCGTCTTTAAATTTTAATACAGGTATGATCCCATTAAACATCTGTATGAAACTAAATTTTAAACTAACCTCATTTAGCTCTCTTTGGAGGAAAGTGGCTAACTTATACTCGTCCGATCCTGGTGGATAAACAAATGCGTACAATACTTTATCTCCGACCTCTATCCTTTTACCAGACCAAACTGTTTTGTACTCGACTCTATCTAGTACATCTGGTGTGATAGTTTTGTAAGCCTTTATTTGTTCTTTAAATTCTTCCATAACATTATTTAACTCCTGTTGAACCAAACCCGCCTTCACCTCTTTCTGATGAAGATAGTTTATCTTTTTTTATAAGTTTAGTCCTATCCATTGTTTGTACGGCGGCTATAACTCCTTGGGCTATTCTATCACCATTATTTACGGCAAATGATTCTGAATTATCTGTATTATAAAGTATAACCCCTACTTCGCCTCTGTAACCAGAGTCTACTGTACCAGGACTATTTAATACCATCACACCGTTTTTAAGGGCTAAACCACTTCTAGACCTAACCTGTAATTCATAACCTAACGGTATCTGAAAATATAAACCAGTTTTTATTAATGTTCTATTACCTGGTTTTAGTTCGATCGGTTCATCTATATTGGCTCTAATATCAAAACCACTGTCGCCGTGTTTTTCGTATGATGGGTCAGGGTTGTCAGATTTATTTATAAATGATACTTTTAATTTTATACTCATGGTTTCTTGGTCGTAATCCCAGTCACCCATTAAATCTTGTGTTTGACCTAACACACTTTCTAAGTCTTTCTTAACATCCTCACTAAGAAGTTCGTTTATGTTTATATTATCTAAATGATTTTCCATTCTAAACTAATGATTTGTATAATTCGTCTCTATATTTTGTTACGTTATTTATATCGTAACGATCTTTAACTGTTTCGTATAACTTTTCACCTAAGTCCGTTACCATATTTGGGTTATCCATTAACATTTTAACGTGTTTACCCCATTGTTTATGGTTTTTACTAGTTTCCACTAATAAAGAGTTACCATCACTGTTAATAGTACCACCTTTGTTTACCGCTGATATTAAATCTATTGTATACGGACCGTAGTTTTGTGCAATGATAGGTTTTTTGTGGAAACCAGCCTCAATAACTTTTAACTGAGACTTGTATTTATTAAATTCGTTATCTAACAAAGGTGCTAATGCTACATCGAACTCGTTATAACCTGTAGCATAGTTATTAATATTTTTTGTCCATATCCTTCTGTATGGTTTGTTTAAGTCATCAAATTTAACTTCTGGGTCAAACTTCATTAGATGACTTAGATACTCGGTATCACCCTCTAATAATCTAAAATTGTTAGTTATAAACACCTCATACATGAACCATGTAGTTTCTAGTGGTTGCATATCTCTTTCCATCCACTTTTTAGTTTCTGGGTTGAACATTTTAACCTTACCTCTTTTATCGAAACCGCATAAAACAAATTGTATTTCATCTTTTCGTTTTGCTGTGGTCTGAGCTATATCTTTAATTAATTCGATATCTTTAATATGGGAAGACCCGCCAAGCCAACCGAACCTTAATCTATCAGATTCTGTAGGTTTTGGTGTAAATTGTTGTTCTTTTGGGTTAATCGCGTTTGGTAATACGAAACAGTTTTTGTTGTACTTAAATACTTCATCTCTTAGTATTTCTGTTGTAACAGTTACCATATCAGCACTTTTAACTAGATTGATAATAGTTCTACTGTATCCACCTTCTTTAGCCTGTAAATACATACCGTGAGATTTATCCAATCTCCAGTAGTCATCTAAATCAAGAACTATTTTACCACCTAAAGATTTTATCTTAGCGAAAATCTCTTCGGCTTGTTGGTAATTACCCCCAGGTACCCTATTAAAAAAGAATATATTAAACTTTTTTAGGTAGTTAGTGTCGTTAAAATCTATATTTTGGTTTATCTCTACAAAATATTCTTCACTGTGGTTATTTTGTAGGGTTACGTGTGGGTCTATACACCTGTATTTACCAGATCCAGACCTATCATTAGGGTTAACTAGTATGTTTATCTTACTCATTAAATTTATTATTTGTGTAATAATAGTAAATTTAATGCATAAATTAAAGTAAATCTGTTTATTTATTTGGGTGTTACTACCCCTCTTCTACTTACGACGTTGGAAGCGTTTTCATTAGCTTTTATTATAGCTTCTGAAATATCTGAGGTTATATAGTAGGTAGTTATGAATGAAGCGGTAAAAGTATCACCAGCACCGCTTACGTCTATGGTTTCTTGAGGGTTTAGTGATGGGTATAATTTACTACCATGTCTAGCACCTTTAGATCCTAGTGTTACTATAATACCGTTATGTGTTAAATGTTTATTGTTACCATATTCTGATTCATTCAATTTTATAAACGTATAACTATTTATAATATCATTATTTAATTTACGCTTAGAATCTAATATAGATAACTCACTTAACTCTCCTATTCTTTTTACATCAGAATCCTTTAAAAAACCTTTGTTGTAATCACTTACAACGACTATATCAGCCTGTTTTATAGATTCTATGATATCGTTAGTCCATTCTATAGGTGTTAAACTGTCCTCACCTTTATCTACCCTTAAGAACATATGGTTAGATTTATTCTCGATATAACGTGTTTTAGTTATATTTTCAGTTTGTATCACTGAAGTAATCTGAGAGTTTGGTAATATAGACTTTAAATTTGTTGTTGTGTTACCAGACATACCTCTATTTTTAACAGTTTTTATTGGGTTTAAAACTGGTACTGGGGCTTCTGGTGATAATCTATCCGATTTACAATAAATAAACTCGTCAGTGCAACTCTCACCTATAACTAGAATTCTAATCTTATTCATATAATAAAAATTTACCTTTATTAATTAAAGTTATTTAGTGAATGCGTTGACAAATTGTAACCCCCAAGGTTCTTGTTTGTAGATCACTAATCCGAAAGAAATATCTTTTGTTTTCCAGGAAACATCTTTTTTTACTGTAAAGTCTAGGTTAATTGTGTGGCCTCTTTCAGCACCATTTGTTGTTAATTGGTACCCAAAGTTTTCTACTGAACTAACCGTTGTTGGTTTTGCGACTCTAGCAACATAGTTGTGATGAACTGTGTTGTTCCCGTCAACATGCCCATTTTGGTAACCAACGATGTTGTCAACTATCATGTATGGGGCTATATAGTACACACCTTCCACATTAGCAAAAAACTTTGTTGTGGTTTTTAACAACACATTTTGACCTGATACTTCCATGTCGTAATTAGCGCTAGCAACAACGTAATCAGATTCAACGTGCTTCGTAATCACTGAATCATCAGCGTTTGGAATAAAATTGTAAAAAAATGTTGGTACTGAACCCCCTAAGTTAAAAGTTGGTCCTACTTCATCAAACAAAGTTGAACCTTCGGTAGTTGTAAAGGCGTCTTTCCAAGCCATAAATAGGGCTTTTCCTTTGTAAGTTTCTTTCAATGTTTCAAATTGAGGAAACCCCCAACTTCCACAAGGCCCGCACCAAGTTGCAGTTCTCTTTCCGATAACAGCCATGTTTGCTTCTGTTACTTCCAATGTGTTTTCTGATTCTTCCATTGGTGATGTTTTTCGACAAGCGAATAGTGCTGTTGTGATTAACAGGCTTAAGATTATTTGTTTCATAGTTAGTAGATTTATTGCAATATAGTGAATTTAATTAAAAACCCAATTAATATATTGCATTTAATTGGGTTTTTGAGTTTTTAACTTTCTTGTTTGTTGGTGGTTATATCGTCGAACTTACCCGACTTGGCCGCCTCAACAAAATCAGAAAACTGTGATTTAGTCCATGTGGTTATACCTTCTGGACCTTCTTTATCGCCAAGTACTATCGTGGATTCTTTCACCTCTATTACTGGACAACATTTGTTTTTACAAAATTTTATTACAGACATATCATACTTTTTTAGTATCCTTGATTTTATCTAAGATTGACCATATACCACCTATTAGTGTTGTACCACCACCGATTAATTCTAATACAAGAGCTTCGTCAGCAAACCCTTTTGCGACAACAATACCACCAACAAATGTTAGTACGTGTCTAATAATTCCCATTAATTGTTCTTTGTTCATAATTTTTATTTATTTATTTATTTTTATTATTCTCTTTTAATGACATTAATTTACCACCAAAAGTCTTTTCACCTATTTTTATTTGTATAGTCTCATCAATAGACGTATTTTTACTCATCTTGTCTATCGTTTCTTCAACAGTTTTTTTTATGATATATTCTATCAAATTAGTGTCCATAACTGGAGCTTTAGATTCTACTACAACCTCTTTAGTTATTTCGGGTCCTGTTGATTGATATACGTTATTGTAACTGTTTTGAGTCTCGTTAACCTTACTTACAACGTTGTCTAAACCAACTGGTACTGTTGGGTCGTTAATAGGGTTGTTTAAGAAAGATTCTAATATTTCTTTAGGCATTTTAGATGACTCTAGGTTTTTCATAGTCTTTTTAGGTCCAGTGTTCTTAGACGCTACCCTTGCTTTCATTTCAGCCTCAGATATGTACTCTGGTTCCCTTTCATTATAGTTAGGTTGTGGTGGGTATGATGTGCTAATACCATTATTTGTGTTTTGGTTGCTATTAGAGATACCACCTTCTACTTTCTGCATTACTTTTCTTGCGTTAGCTATACCTTGAGCTAATTTATTCGCTTTTTCTTCACTATTCATATGTACTATATATCCATTTTAGAAAACCAGAGCTGTAAGATTCATTAATAGTTAAATCGACATTTTCTCCTTCTTCATTTTTATTTACCATTTCTGGTTCTTTATAATTGGGATCTTTAGGTCCAGCTGGTTTATTAACATCTAAATAATTTATAGACTTATCATTAGCCATCTTTTTGTCTGATCCATCCGTTTTGTAATCGCTTTTAGGTTCGAAAGTTTTTAGATTCTTACCCGTGTTATCATACATCACTTTAATCGTATTATCTTTAATTTCATCAACAATGAAAGTTTTCCATTTTTGGTTTTCTGTGTTAGTCACACCTGTAGTTTGGTAGGCCCTAAGCATCCATTTACCAGTACCCTTACTTTTACCTAGTGCTACTGGTTGTACGCGTCTATAGTTTTGTTTAGTGTACTTTTTATTGTCAGGGTCACTAACTTTAACACCTCTGTACCAGAACGAAACCTCGTATTTATTTTCAATTGCGTATCTAATAACATCTAACTTATCATCACCGATATTTTCAATTATAAGCATAATATTATAAAATTAAAGTACAGATTCGTCTGGATATGTATTAGTATTCTTGTAGTTATTAACAGCTAATAATTTAGATCTTTCAGCTACATCAGTGTCGTTACCGATAGTACCTTTCCCTAAATCACCTTTTCCTTTACTGTCACCGTCACTTACAGCATTAGGGTTTGTAGCCCCATACTCGAATGAATCTGGTTTATATTCGTTAGTTGGTATTAATTTACCTTCTCTTTCATCGCTAGCTACCTGTCTAAGTTGTTGTGAAGCAGGTACTTTTAAAATATTGTTAGCCATAATCTTTAAATTTTATTTATTAATTTTTTTATTTTATCTATATCCTCTAATAAAGCACTATTCGTCATTAGGTCTGGTACATCCATAACTCTATCACCTATACTAGTGTCGAAGTCATTATCTTTATCATCTTGTCTAAATTGTTGACTCATACCAGCATTAGTTTTTGCGACTTTTTGACTCTTAACCCTTTCTCTTTCACTTTTTATTAAACCCTGAACCCATTTATTCATAGCATCACCACCATTTAACTCGTATTCTATTGGGTTTAAGTTGTCTTTATCTAGCGTATCAAAGTAATGTTTTATCATAACTAAGTTAACAAAGGGTTGGTTAGTGTTTTTTATTAAATGGTTGGCTCTTTTATAACCCTTTACTGTCTTATGTTCAGAGTGTTTTTTAATCGCACTTTTTAATAAATCAATTAACTCTTCTGGTAAGTCATAGGATTTACTCTTTAATATAGAATTTTCTTCGTTTATGTTCTCAAATAACTCACTCATTATCTAAAGATTTCTTAAAGTAGTCTAGTAAAACCTTTTTTTCGGATTCATCCATATTTTTATTAAAGAATTCAATAAGTCTATCTAATTTACCTAAAATTAGGCTTTCTTTACCTCTTATTTCTTCTATGGTGGTAGGTACTACTTTGTTTATTATGCTACTGTCTTTACCTCTAGATAATAAATCTTCTAACATTTTAAACGCCTTTTCTTTAGAAGTAGTTTTAGTTAGTTCCTCTGGGTTGGCTGGTTTAACATCTTTTTTATCCTTTATTTCTAGGAAGTAATCTTCAAAAGTGTTCTCTAAACCCTTTTTATATAGGAATTCATAAAACTTTTCTGGTGAGTCTTTTAGTTTATCTGCTTCTTCGTTGAACGGTAGTGTTGATTCTCCGTAGTATCTCCTGTAGTTTTGGAATAAAAAAGGTTGTCTAGTTTTTAATACCGAAGCGTCAGTAGTGTCATGTGACGTGTTCTTGTAATCGACATGTTTTAGATCACCACTTATGATATTACCTTCATCGTCAATAAACTCTTTGATGTTTTTATTATTTTCCATAGAATATTTTATTATAAATATCTTTGAGTTTAGTAATATTCATATCACACTGGAATTTCTTCTTCGAAACCAGGTATTTTAAATATTATATCATCATTAAACCAAAAATCAGGTTCATATGATAGTTTATTCCAGAACTCTTTTTCTGTTGGTGATGGGGTGTAAAACTCTAATAAGGTATCTTGGTCACCTATATCGTTAGGTTGATTATTCAACAATTTTAATTCCGACCTTAGGAACATTTTCTTGTCTTCTGGTTTATTTATCAATATATCACCCCTAACATTTAAAGAGTACGAAACTAATAATGGTTTTATTTTCTTGTTAAAAGCGTCTAGATATTTAGGTACGTTATATTCACCTATCTCATTAGGTTTGTTTTCTATTATATCCATAGGTACTAAAGAAGCATACATTTCACCTTCTTTATTATATTGCGAATCACCGTGAGACTTTACCTTACCATTATTTACATAATATATTGTATCACCTAAGTTAACATCTAAGTTATTTATAACCGCTAATTCCATATGAGCCTGTTTAGGTAGGTCTCTACCATTTTTATCAGTGCCTCTATTTTTATAATCCTCAATACTCTTCTTAACTCTTGATTTAGTTGCTATCATAGCTAATGGTATTTCTTTGTTATATATCTTTTCAGCATATTCATGATAATAACTAACAAATTCATAACCCTTATTCTCTAACAACATTTTAATCCCTTTTTTAAGGAATTCTTCTATATACATAGGTAGTTTTTTGGATTTAATACTGTTACCAGTTAAACTAATACTACCATCATATTCTAGGAGAGCATAATTTTTTCTAGATAGGTTTATAGTTGATGGCCATACCCCATCTAAACTCAACCCCATTTCTTTACGCATATATAAGTCGTTGAATTCCGCAACCGTAGCGTCTACACCAGTGTACTCTCTGCCTTTTTCAACGCTGTTACTTAAACCTTTACCTATATAAATAAAATCTTCACCACTCTCTGGCGCTGTGAAGTTTACACCATCGGTATCTAATACTGAAGGGTCGTAACCTTTCTTTATAAAGAATTTAACTAATAATCTAAGGTATTGCCTAGCTGTACATGTTATTTGCTCACTAACATCTATCTCAGCCCATTGAAAGGCTAGAGGAGCACCCAGGGCACCGAACATTGAGTTTATAAATATCTTAAGTGGTAGTTGTTTTCTTTTGTATTTATCCGCTAATTGATAGTTACCCTCTTTTTTATACTTACTGGCTAGGTTTTTAGCTTTAAACCTCTCTGTGTGAAAGTATTTTAACATGGATTTCATAGCCCCATTAACATCAGAACTAGGGAATATATCGTGAGCTAATTGTATGGCTGGGTATAATGAGTCGTAATCCATTTTCCTTAATTCTTCAGAATAACCGACCTTAAAAAGTCTAGATAACCCACCAGTAAAACTACGTCTCTCTTCTGGGGTTGGTACGGCTAAACCATTCTCGAAGGAATAGGTCATCATTAAAAGCTTCCATAACCCAGCGGTACCCATTGTGGATACTCTTTGGTAAGTTGTTGGTACTAGCTTAGCTAATAAAAATGAAGACTGGTTGTAAACCTCATCTACTTCCATGGTTTCCCATAAATCATCAATAAGATATCTCTCAACAATATATTTACCATCAACAGGTTTTATTGTTTCTATGTAAGAACGCAACGCTTTTAGCGTTTGTATTAAAAAGTTGTAGGTATTAGGTGCTCTTAATTGTAGTTGAGAAGAATCTGTACCTATACCACTTTTAGGGAAATTAACTTTCTTACCCTCATCAATAAATCTGATTATCTCCTTGATACCCTTATTTATTTTAACTTTATTATCCTCTAATTCTAGGTCGTTAAAGAATGAATCATCGGTATTACCTGGTTTTTTCTTAGTAAGGATAGGTATTGCGTTGCTTTCGCCACGCATCTCTTTAGATTGTTCACCAAAACCTTCTAAAGACTCATTCTCACTATAAACAAATATCTCTTCTGGGTTTGATTGTACGTACTCTCTTGTTATGTTATCGATAAAATCTATGGAACCTTTAGCTTTGTTGTAGGTACCGTTCCTGTCATTAAAATAAAAAGTATCTTTTGAATACCACGTATCACCTATTTTATCACCAGTGATATAAACACGATTTTTCTTATTTATTTTATTGTATTTACAAACGTATTTAAGACCTGCTGACTTCATACTGGAATCGATAGCTTGAGCTCTTCTGGCTGAGTGTATAATGTCTATAATACTATAACCAAACATATTAGTTTGTTCGAAATGTTCGACTTCACTACCTAGTTTAAGCATTCCTGATCTATTATTGATTAACTCACCTTTCTTAAGGGTGATTGCTATTTTTTCTATATCTAACCCTAGTATTTCACATCTTTTAAAGAAAAATGGCCAGTCAAAGTTAGCACTATTGTATCCCGCTATAATAGCTGGTTTTATTTCGTTTATTTTATCAAAGAATTTTATGATACCTTGTCTTTCTGACTCGTCATTGTCTTCGATTGGTATTATTTCTTCCACACCTTTATTTGTGTACATACCAATCATAAATATCCTACTATAACTAGGGTCTAAACCAGTTGTTTCTAAATCGAATACTAGTTTGTGTATTTCAGAATATTCATCGAAACCCTTAAAAAGTCGTTTACCAGTATGTATTAAATATTGTTCTACTGGTGATATCATTAAGAAATTAGATCTTATATCATTTCTTTTATCATAAACATATAAACCACCTTCTTTAAAGAACTGTAACATTCTTTGGTGTCCCTGAGTACAGGTTAGTAAATACCTATAACCTTCAATTAATTTAGGGTGATTACTGTGTTCTAACGATTTTATTTCTATACCGAATTTTTCTCTAGCAGATCTTATCCTAGCATCGCTATTACCGTAGAAGTTTATTAATTCCTTAACTTTGTTAAGGTTTTTAATCCACATAAAAGCGAGTAGAGGCTCCTTTTCGGTATAGAGGCCTTTTTCTGGATGCTGTTTTATTTTGTGAATAAGATTTGTTTCTTTGTCGTATTCTATATTAACAATATACTTCTCATCATCATGTCCATTTAAAAACTTTTCTATTTGATCTAAAGGTATCTTGTATCCAGCCATCGTTAATTTTATTTTAATTTAGGACAAATATAGATAAATTTACATGATAAACAAAAAAGATTACATTCTTTTTTCTAATATTGATTAAATACACGTGGTTTAAAACCTTGATTCACTAATATAGAGTATGGTACTATTATACGATATCTGTTTTAACAAAAGAATCCAGTATGTGTATATATAATTGTTCTTGTATTGGGGTTATCAACTCTCCGTATACTTTAGTTGGGTCGGTTAAATCGAATAATGTGATTTTAAACTCACCTAAAAATATACCTGGTTTATTAGTATCCTCAGATGAAAACTGGTAAGTGACAATATAATTTTTTTCTGAAGTTTCTTCGCATGGTTTTTCTAAAACTATTTTAGCTTCTTTGTTGGCTACTTTATAAACACCATTCTCTTCATCTTTCATGGCGAAAGTAGCAACAGAATTCTCTAGAAGTTCTTCAAAGTGTCTGAAGTCGTTTCTACCATCTTTTAAAACTTTCATTTTTAATACGGGTAGCGTTGAGTTTTGTCTTATACTGAATATCATTAGAATAATTTATTTATAAATATCTTTCTCCCACCATTTATTGTCTTTAAATCGTATTTATCTTTAATATTAGATACAATTTCTTTTATTTCCATGGTGTATAGTGGGGTACATAACATTTGAAAATCTTTAATACCACCTAGAAAAGTACCAGTAAAAAATTTGTCTAAAACTGTGTTTATTTCCTTAGTATTGTCTAAATATGTTGCTTCAACTAGGTTTTGAGTACCCCCACCAAAAGATATGTTGTATGGTACGGTCTCTTGTAGATCAGCTTTTTCGTCTAAATCGTGTGTAATTATCTCAATAAATTCTTTATTTCTTAAGACTAGGAAACCATTTATGTAAATAGATAAGACACCTTTTTTATAGTCACCGTATTTAAGTTCACACCCTTCTCCATAAGGGAAGTCTCTCTCGAAAACGGCGCTAATATGTAGATACTTTTCTTCATTAACATCAATTAATGGTTTTTTTGTGTAACACTCTTCTATAGTAAAATACTTAGTTATTATTCTGCTAACAGTATGGTTTGAACATGGGTTATCTTCTTCCTCTACGAATGAATTGCTGGTTATACCAGATACATCTTGTGTTTCTCCACTATAACAAACGTCTGTTGGATATATGGTTCTGTAACCTATTTTACCATCTGGTGTGATTCTAACACCTATGGAATTATAATATAAATCTTTGTATTCTTGGTGATACACTAGTTTCTTGGATTCATCAGTATAGTTTCTTCCTGTGTACATAGAACCTTGATAGTAGTTATAATAACCGTCGTATTTATTAACCCCATCTAATGTTACTAAATCATTGTACGTATATATATTTTCACCTGTTTTGGGTGATATTGAGTAGCCAGATTCTAATTTTTCTATTTCGATCTGAGTTAAGTCAGAGAATTTATTTTCTGCTCTAGTACCCATATAGAATATAAAACCAGTATTACCCGAGTAATTGTCGTTTAAAATGTTTTTTGTCGACCCTGTACTTTGCTCATATAAAGGAAAGTGTATAACTTTGTTTGAGGTCCACCCTAATCTGGCTCTTGTGGGGAACCATTCTACTGGTTGATTAACTATTTTGTAAAAACCTTGGTAGAAACCTCCCTTTAGTTGGTCGTAATATTGACCTTTATCTAGTTTATCGTATTCTATATCATAACTATACGTACCCGTGTAACCAGATACTTGATGAAAGCAAAATGTATCACCACTCTCTATTACATAACTTAATTTAGGGTTTGAAATAATTTGAACACCGTTTTTAGTGTTTTGTATTATATTGTCTCCTATAAGATCTTCTTTTTCTGCTAAGAATTGATTGTCGTAACCCGTTAGCGTTATATTCTCTAAAACAACGTCTTCACCCGTATATGAGTTTTTAATTGAGCATAAGTTTTTAGTTATGTCAATATTAATTAAATCACAATCACTATAATCTCGATAGAAATCACGAGAGTCATTACTTAACGTTAGATCGAAATAATCATTCTTATACGATTCGTTATACCTCATTATATTATTTTTATTGGCGTTGGGAAAGCTCTATATTTTAAGGCTTTATTAATCTCTTCAGCTTCAGTTGACATTCTCTTCAACATTTCAACAGGGTTGAATCTAACCATTCTATCTTCCAATTCCTTTTTAAGTGTTAATACTTCGTCTTTACCTTCTGATAAAAGTGATTGGTATTCCATCTCCATAGCAGCATCTGGAATTGGTATTTTACCACCAAAGGTACCTCTAACCCTACCCAGAGTTTCTTTACAAAGTGCAGTGAAATATCTTCTTATCCATATTTTTGCTGGGTCGTTTAAATCATCAAAAGCAACGTTATCCAAAGGTACATCCATTGGCGATTTAATGATATCTTTGTTTTTTGTTAAACAATCCTCTTTAATTTCTGGATTAATATCATAATACCAATACCAACATTTACCTGCGTCCATCATTGATCCTCTATAATCAAAACGACCGCCAGGAGTGTTCATTAAGTGAACGTACTTCTTACCGTCTGGTGCGTTGGTTATTTTATATATCATCTCCCCTCGGATCATTCTATTCTTTAAATTCCTATCATTTTGTCTCAGCATCATATCGGACGCTGGTAATATATAATAACTACCTAATCCCATATATTCAGCACCAAATGCATTATTCCATACACCTAAGAATGGATCTATAACCGATTGATCTAAAGAGGCTGGTGTAAACCAAAGCACTTCATTGATTTCTCTGTTAGCTGGTATTTCATACATTTGTTGACCCTTTACTAATTCAAAGAAATCTCTTTTCATGACATAACCCCCTTCACCAGCACCTAGACCAACTATTTTGGAGTATGAGTAGGTGTATTGTGTTACTAAATCGTGTGTTCTGTATAGAAATGCTCTGGTTAAGTCCGCTTCATTAACGTTTAAACCGACTAGACTGGGCCACTGGTGTTCTATTAACCAGTTGTGTATAAACTCAACGTAATCTTCTGTAGCTAATTCAAGTAACGAATCTAATTGTTCATCCTCTAGTTGTATTTTTCTGATCGGTGCACCAAGTCTATGTTTAGCTTGTTTGTATATCTTCTCTTTCTCAGCTGGATTTATTCTCATTTTGTATGTATTTATAATAAATAGTTTAATATAGCTAAAAACGTCATCATATTAGTTGTGTAACTATATAATAATTTAAAAGAATGGGTAAGAAAAATATAAGAGAGTCTTTAGTTAGATTAAAAGAGTTGTCTAATTATAGATTAAAAGAACATAATAGCATTAACGAGGTTGATTGGGATAAAGAGTTTTCAGATGTTAAGAAAACCTGTATGGCTCCAGAAGATGTGGTTAATATGCTAAACGGTCAATTAGATAGACTTAACTCTAAATCTAAAGATAGGGGTAAGATAAGCGCTAACGAACCTATAATTAGTAGGGGTAATATACCGCTTAAAGACGGTGATATTGATGTGGAGCATTTTATTAGAGAAATCACTTCTAAACCTAAACTAATTTTCGATAGGAATCCTAAAATGGAAAAAGGTGATAAGGGTGCGCTACAATATACCGTTAATACTGGTTTACCTGCTTTGAGGAGTATATTATATGATAAGGATAATAATAAATTTTATACTATAAATACTTGTCCTGGTGCGGGTGCTTGTGCTGTTAACTGTTATGCTCGTAAGGGGTTTTATATAATGAATGATGGTAAGAACTTAAAGTATACCCAAAGATTAAACCTACTATTAAACGATCCAGAAGAGTATGAGAATATAATTATGGATGAATTAGACCCTTTAGCTTATAAGATTAAAAGAGAGTCTAGAAAACTAGGGGAAGATATTAAATTAATAATCAGGTGGAATGACGCTGGTGATTTTTTCTCTAAAAAATATTATGATATCGCTAGGAGTGTTACTAATCAATTAATTAGTAGTGGCTTTAATATCGAATCTTACGCCTATACTAAAATGGGGGATATAGCAAATATATCTGATGATAACTTTATCATGAACTTTTCAGATGACGCTAACAAAAGAGAAACGGAAAAAGTGGATACTGACTCTGTTAAAGTTTCTAAGATAGTACCTAAAGAACTATTTAAAGATATTTTCGTTAAAAAGGGGCCGCACTTTGTTAAAGATGAAAATGGTAAACCTACCTTTAATGAGGGTGGTGAAGAGAATCTTAAGAAATTAATTGTTTCAAAGTACAATGTACCTTATGAGTCATTAGTTTACACTAGTGAATTACCTTCTACTCAGGAGGAGCCATTAAAGTATAATGTTATTGTATTACCTACTGGTGATAGTGATGTGGGTGCTCAAAGAAGAGATGTTAAGATTAGCTTTTTATGTGAACATTAAAGAGATAGGGTATTTATAACCTCTTTAGTCATAGAGATATGGTCTTCTTTTGGGTCATCACCCATTATAGTACTTATAATCTCCATTTTTGATTGTAGTGTTTTATACATTATAAGATCTAACGTGTCTTTAACTAGGGGGTATATTATATGTACCTTATTTTCTTGTCCTATTCTGTGTGCTCTATCTTCAGCTTGCATGTGATTTGCTGGCGTCCAATCCAAATCATTGAATATTACAACACTACCTTCGGTTAATGTTAATCCAACTCCAGCAGCAACTATATTCCCTATGAAGACTTTTATTTTATCGTTGTTTTGAAAACTTTCAACTGCGTGTTGTCTTCTTATAGAGGATACCGAACCGTCAATAGTGACACATTTGTTACCAAAATGGGATTCTAATTCTTTTATAGTGTTTGTAAAACAACTGAATATAATAACTTTATGACCGTTATCTATCATCTCTTCAGCCATATTAATAGTCGTTCCAATTTTATCTGAGGATAACAATTGTCTAACTTTTACTAATTGGGTTAAGTGGTCTGTTACTTTTGGTTTTTCACCATTGGTTATCATTTCTTCTTGCCACTCCTCGTATTCTTTAATATAGGTGTTATAGTTTTTAGACATTTCTATTGGTAGATATACTGGTTTTACAGTTTTTTGTGGTAGATCTATAGATTCATCCTTTGTTCTTCTCAATATAACATCAGATGAAAATTCGTTTAATTCTTCCAGGTTTGAGGCTCCAGAACATACCCAGTATTTTTTGTTGGTACCTTTTCTGTTAAATTGTCTACCAGCACAATACCTTTTTACATAACCAACCCAACTGTCCGCTACTGGTGATTCGCATAGGAATAACAAATTATAGAAGTCGATAGGTTTATTGGTTATAGGTGTCCCTGTTAATAACCATCTAACGGGTATCTTCATAGCGAAGTCATTAAATATTTTAGTTCTATTTGAATTAGAGTTCTTTAGGTAATGAGCTTCATCAGCAATAACTAAATCAAACTCATTATAGTCTATTGGTGATACTGGTAAGTCTTCAGTGTTGACACCTCTTTTGGGTAGGTGATGAAAATTTTTGAGTATGTCGTAATTAACTATAGTCCATTTCTTAGCATTAAAGTTATTGCCATTAACAACACTTATATTTTCCACCGAATCATAATTAGATATCTCCACCTCCCAATTTAATTTAAGAGAAGCGGGACATACGATTAGTATTTTTTCATACCCAGCCTCAACAGCTGATATGATAGCAGAGGTTGTTTTACCCAGACCCATTTCGTCAGCTAATATAAACTTGTCGTTACTTAATAACTTCTTTATAGCGGTAACTTGATGCGGTTTTGGTGGTCTAGAGTATTTTGTTATGTCTATCTCTGGTTCTTCTTTATTGGATTTTAAGCATGATTTAGATAAATAAAAATTGAAATATTTGTCACATCCCTCTTCAAAACAACCGTTTATATGTAACATATCATTTTTTCTTGATAATAATTTACTGACGAACACTTCTTCTGGTATGAAGTCTAACATTAGTTGTTCGGATATAAAAGTTCTACAAGATGGGTTTAAAGTAAATAACTTGTTTACGATTACAGGGTTTACATTACCATTCCTAATTATATAATTACTTTGAGCCTTTGTTGGTACAAATCCCTTAGTTTTATTATAATCATTTTTTATTTTAAGTATGTGGTCATTAAGCCCTTCATAAACTTTTAGTATATCTAAAGCTCTTTTTTCTATCGGTAGTTTCATTATATGAATACATGTATTTCAAACCTTTATTCTTTATTAATAATAGGACTTGTTAAAATAAAAGTCAATTCATTAATAAATGAAACTATTTATATGTAATAGATAACTATATTAATATGAATAGAAAGACTAGGATACCTAATACTAGATTAAATAAATTTTATGACGAAGAAGACTTCAGATTAGAATTAGACATGGCGACAGAACTCATTGAGGGAGATATGAATTTTACCGTTGTTTTATTTAGGATAGATAGGGTTAATACTCAGGTTGATGATGTTTATCAGGAAGGTAATGCTTCTGATATTAGATTTAAGGCTCCTGTTGAACTGAAGGTTATACTTAATTTATCTACTAGTGAAAATAAATCTTATTTACCAGATGGTAATATGAGGTATCAAGATTACGGTAATTTAGAGTTCACTCTTTTAAAGAAACAATTGGAGGAGAAGGGTATTGATATATCGTATGGTGATATGGTTGGTTACTCGGATTATGAAGATAATTTTAAGTATTTTACCGTGTTTGATGATGGTAAAATCACTAGTGATAACCCTAGTTCTCATTTCGGTTATAAGGGTTACTTCAGAAGAATAAAATGTACTAGCGTTGACCCTAACGTTTTTAATGGATTGTAATTATGGCTTTACCTGGTTCTTTTAAAAAGAAAATAAACATAACGAGAGATCGTTCTAATATTACTTACCCTTACTCTATGCAGAGTGGTGCGGCTGAGAATATGAAGGATATGATTGTTGATAAGGATACTTATTTACCTAAAGGTGTTTTACATATTGATTTAGATAGGGGTTTTAAGGAATTCGTTAATAATGAATTGTCATTAACACTTAATGGAGAAAAAACTCCAGTTTTTATGATGGGTATACAGGCTTGGAATGAATTTTCTCAGACTTGGAAGTTTTCTGATGAATATAAAAACACTAAAATACCTTTTATTAATATAGTTAGAAGTCCTGATACAAAGTATGGTACCAACCCTTCTATGAGATATAATATACCTACTGGTAGACATTACACTTACGCTGAGGTTCCTACATGGGATGGTAATAATAGGGGTGTTGATGTGTATCAAATACCTCAACCTATACCTGTAGATATAAATTATTCTGTGAGGATATTCTCATATAGACAACAGGAACTGAATAAGTTTAACGCTATAGTTTTAAAGAATTTTCAAAGTAGACAGGCTTATACCGCTGTTAATGGTCATTATATACCAATTGTGTTGGAAGATACATCAGATGAGAGTCAAGTAACTGATTTAAATAATAAAAGATTTTATGTTCAATTATACACTTTTAACTTACAGGGTTTCATATTGGATCCAGAAGATTTCATTGTAACTCCTTCAGTAAGTAGGACAATAACTATAACAGAAAATAATTAAAAATAAAGTAACTTTTTATGAAATGCTGAAAGTTTCTGGTTTTTTGATAAAAAGTTTAATATTTATCAATAAGTAAAATTAAAAGATTAATAAATTTATAAGATATGGCAAATAAAGTATATGCATCTCCAGGTGTTTACACAACCGAAAAAGACTTATCCTTCACAACAGAAACTGTTGGTGTTACTACACTAGGTAGTGTAGGTGAAACGTTGAAGGGACCTGCGTTCCAACCGATGTTTATTAGAAACTTTGACGAGTTTCAAACAACTTTTGGGGGAACTGACCCACAAAAATTTAAAAACACACAAATAGTTAAATATGAGTTACCTTATATTGCTAAACAGTATTTAACTCAATCAAACCAATTGTATGTAACTAGAGTGTTAGGTTTGTCTGGGTACGAGGCTGGTATGGCATGGAGTATTAAGACTATGGGGGCTGTTGATGAATCAACTTTGTCAACTACTGGTGTCACTAAACAATCAATTGCTTTTGAATTTGATACCGCTACTAACTCTTTTTATACGACTAGTGTTTCAGGTAATACAGATTTATTAACTTACATATCTGATATTGTTGGTGTTGATGCGACTGAATTCACCACCACTTTTGAAAGTTATTTCACTACAATAGGTGGTTATCAGAACGCACGTTTTTATGATAAAAAACACTCTATGTATTGGGGGTTATTAACCTCTCAATTAGAGACAGATATAGATAATGATGCTAATACTGTTAATGGTGTAATACCTACTTATATAGATGCTTACGAATTACCTTCGTCTGTACCTGTAAGTGATAGAGATTCGTATATACTTAATAACGAATTAGTTTATAATTCTTCTAACGAGGAATATGTGGGTACTAGTTTTGGTTTATTTTGTCATAGTTTCACACCTAGTGGTATTACTACTATAGCTGGTGAATTAGAATTATATACAACTGTTTTAAGTGCTTCACCTTATAATGAAGGTCATAATAAAACTGTAGCTACTATTAGAAGTAGAGGTGGGTATGTTTCTGATGTACTTAAATATAACGCAGCTACTTTAAGTATGAATGCTCAGGACGATATGGTTAATAACCCTTTCTTGTCTTTCGAGTTAACTGGTACTACGGGTAACCCTACTGGTAGCGATTTTTCTTATACTGTATCTTTAGATCAAACTAAAGCGAATTACATTAAGAAGGTTATCGGTTCTACACCTGATGATGGTGACGCTATGATATTTGTTGAAGAAGTTTATGATAACTCTTTAAAAATGGGTAGATTAAACGGTAAGATAAAAGGTTTACACACTGAGTTAGTTTCTGAGAATAGCTGGGATCATTATAAATTCCAATTTCAATCTCCAGTAACACCTTTTATTGTATCTGAATTACGAGGTGGTTTACCACAAAGAATGTTTAGATTAATTTCTATATCTGACGGTACTAACGCTAATTATGAAATAAAATTATCTATCGCTAATGTAGATCTATCTAAAAGAACTTTCGATTTATATATTAGATCTTTTAATGATAGTGATAAGTCTCCTGTTATTCTAGAGAAATTTGTTGATTGTACAATGGACGAGTCTTTAGATAATTACATAGGTAGAAAAATAGGTACTATCGATAATAAATACCCTTTAAAGAGTAGTTATGTTATTTTAGAAATGGCAGATAACGCACCTAGCGATGGTGTTGCTTCTGGTTTCGAAGGTTATGAATTTAGAGTTGATGACTTAGGTTCTCTTTCTGTACCTGAAGTACCTTACAAGTTAGAGTATTATTCACCTGGTGATGTTGTTTTTGACCCACCTTTTGATAACGCTACAATTTCTTCTGGAGATGTTGTTCGTAAACACTACCTAGGCTTTTCTAGTCAATTTGGTTATGATAAAGATTTATTACTATTCAAAGGTAAGAAAAGTATTTTAGGTGATAACGCTTACAATACTGGTGATGATTATATAACAAAAACTAAAGGTTTCCATATGGATACTAACGCTTCGGCTATTATTGACTCTATGACAAATGAAGAGGTATTTGCTGTAGGTGTTGGGACTTTTAACGATGCTACTATCGTTGATGGTACTACAACCCACCCTTATAACAGTATGAGAACTAGAAAATTCACTTGTTTATTTTCAGGTGGTTTTGATGGTTGGGATGCTTATAGAGTTAATAGAACTAATACAGATGATTATAAAATAGGTAGAACTGGTTTCGTTAATAGTTCTTTCGATACATTCACAAATGTGGAGTACGCTGAATTGTTTGGTACTTCTGATTACTACTCTACTCTATACGGATTGAGAAGTATGCAGAATCCTGAGGAAATAGCTATAAACATATTAACTACCCCTGGTATTGATGTGTTGAATAACACTGATTTGGTAAGAGATGCTATCGAGATTGTTGAAGAGAAAAGATTAGACACTATCTACTTACCTACTTTACCAGATATAAAGTTATTGAATAACAGTAACCCTTCTGATTCAGAAAACTGGTATTACGCTGAGGATATTGTTGATGAACTTGAAGGTACTGAAATAGATTCTAGTTACACTGCTCTATATTACCCATGGATTCAAATTAACGACACGACTAATAACGCTAATTTATTTATACCACCTACCGCTGAAGTAGTTAGGAATTTAGCTTACACTGATAACGTTTCTTTCCCATGGTTTGCGACAGCTGGTTATAACAGAGGTCTGGTTAAATGTAATAGAGCTCGTATAGCGCTAGATCAAGAGTCTAGAGATGTACTTTACCCAGGTAGAATTAACCCATTAGCAACATATTCAGACGTTGGAGTTGTTATCTGGGGTAACAGAAACTTACAGATTAAATCAAGTGCTCTTGATAGACTTAACATTAGAAGATTGTTATTACAAGCTAGAAGATTAATAATGAGTGTATCTAAAAGATTATTATTTGATCCGAATGATACTACGGTTAGAAATCAATTCTTATCATTAGTTAACCCTATATTGGATAACATAAGAAAAGAAAGAGGTTTAACAGACTTTAGAGTTTCAGTTGAAATGGATATTGAAGATGGAGATAGAAATACGTTGAGAGGTAAGATATTTATCAAACCCACACCAACGTTAGAGTTCATAGAGCTTGAGTTCACAGTTACTCCTCAGAACGTATCTTTTGATAACATCTAAAAATAAATAATGTATTAAGAAGGGTATTAAGTTACCCTTCTTTTTTTTGTATTATTATAGTACATATATTATTATAGTACATATATTATATATATTATTATAGTACATATATTATATATATTATTATATTATTATATTATTATAATATGTACTATATATATATTAATTATAATGGGGGTTGGGATAATAGCCTTATCAAAAATAAGGATCTCAAACCAAAAAGTCAAGTTATTGGTGAATTATTTTTTATTTAACCATTATTTTGATAAAAATGGTCTTTAGACTATTTATAATAAAACAGTACGCGATCACTATATCGTTACACTTTTACAAATATAGTTAATTATATTAACTTTTTTTTAAAATAAGGTGTACAAAGGTAAAAGTGAGGGTATTTATAAGAAAGAATAATTAAAAACTAAATATATAAAATATGGCTAACTTATTAATGAAAATGCCTGTTCCTTACGAACCAAAGAAGAAGAACAGATTTATTTTAAGATTTCCAAGTTCACTAGGTATTAACGA